TGCTTGATAAACTCACGAAGTTTATTTATTGCGACGCCTATGTAATGCGCTAGTTTCTCAATAGCCTTATTTACAAGGTCATTTTCGAACAAGAAATTGCGGAATTTAACGATTAGATCGCCAAGTACGGCAGTGGCGTCGAGTATATTTACATCAAATTGTCCCAGCAATTTCGATATTACTTTAAATGCAAGTTTGAATGGACCGCCAATAACAGTCAATATTATATCTATGGCCGCAAACAATCCTCTGAAAGTTCGTGTTAAATCGTTAAGCGTATCTTCAGATGGTCTCAGAAGTGTTGAAAACTTGTGAAAACCGGCAATGATGTCAAATAGCTGATCCGCCTTCATCGGAGGAAATACGTCGCGATATGCTTTGCCTATTGCTTTAAACACGTCGACTATGCTTAAACCGATGTTTTTAAACGAATTCCACAGCAACCAACGACCATCGATCTGGTCCATATTTTTAATGAACTCGTCTAATGGTATGCCTAATTTTTCAGCAGTCTCGCGAAGCTCTCTAAAAGCCGCTATTTGTTCTTTGGTAAAACCAATGGCCGCTAATTCGGCGTCGGACATCGCTGCAAACTCAGCTATTAGCTTTTTATCAGCGTCGGTAAGGTCTGCGGTAGCTTTAGCATCTTCTTTTTTAGCGTCGGTTACCTTGGGTTGTGTTTTTAACAACTTATCCTGAGCCGCTATTTGCTCGTCTGTGTATCGGAAACTATTTCCTAACGTCTCATTAACTTTGTTCTGGATTCTATAGTAATTATATCCGGCTTTTGTTAACGATTCGATTCGCTCTTGTCCGTTACCGAAATTGCCTCGAATTACCTTATTAATGATCTCACTTAAACCATCGAGCGATCCGGTAACGTCTCCTATCACGTCAGAGGCTTTGCCTGCCGCATCCGATACTTTACCCATGGTCTCGCCTATTTTTCTGGCAGGGCCTAACACTTTGTCAATCGTTTTTGAAAGGTGGGAGAATGTTTTACCCAAAGCGCCCTTCAGCAATTCGTTTCGAGCATCTGAGAATTTACCGATAACGCCGGTCAAGAAATCTGCAAGTGGCGTAAGTAAAGCTTTTGCCTGTTCGAAGTCGCCAACTATTAGTTTCCATGTTTGAGCCCAACCGGACTGGGCAGACTCTTTCATTACGTCCCACAACTGGGAGAACGTTTTAACTTTTGTGGCAGCATCTTCCGCTGTCTTGGCGAACTGAAGAGCCGTCTTAATTTCATCTTTATTCTTACCACTTTTCTCAGCCAATGCTTGCGCTGCTTTCTCGATAGCATCTGCTTCACCGTATCGAGCTTCGGCTTCGTCTAGGGCAGCCTGAACCGCCTCTTTCGACAAACCTGTGTACTCGGCAACATACTCATTAGCGCCGGAAGTAGTAAACTTTTTAAGTGTTTCCGTCAGGACTTCAGAGGTTAACCATCCCTCTTTCAACGACTCTCTAAACGAACCCTTCGCTTTGATAGCTGCTTCAGCGCCGGTTCCGAGTAATTCAGAAGTTTCACGCAAAGCATTCTGGAACATTTCACCGCCCATGCCCGCATTAACGACCGAGTTCCAGTCCATAAGCTGAACTTTACCAGCAGCCAAAGCCTGAGAAAGCTGATACATTGCGGTGGATGCCTGTTGCGAGTTTGAACCGGATACAGCAGCCAAATTAGCAATACCCTGAATCGCATTAACCGAGGTGTCGAGGTCTACACCGGCCGCAGTAAACGTACCTATATTACGAGTCATCTCCGTAAAGTTATAGATAGTCTTGTCTGCGTATGTATTTAATTCGTCCAAGGCGGAGTTTACGTCTTCGAGCGTGCTTCCCTTACTGGACGTATTAGCGAGAATCGTCTGAACGGCATTCATCTGAGTCTCATACTCTTGGAAACCAGTCTTGATCGGGTCGATAGTAAGAGCAGATATCATTCTCTTACCCGCATTGACCGCAGAATTCGTTATATTAGCGAGGGCGGTTACTCCCATGACCTGAAGAGCCGAGAATTTCATTGACACGGCGTCGACAGTCTTGCCAAGACCGCTCATATCTACGCCCTTAGTGGCTTTGTTAATATCTTCAAGACCTCTGGTAGCACCATCGAGACGTAGCTTTTGTTTAAATTTTTCAAGCGCGGACATGGTTTCAGCAATATTCTGTTGAAAGTTTCGGTTGTCAAACCGCATTTCCACGACTTGCTGCTCTATAGTTGTACTCATGGTCTAGTAACCTCCTCCCACGCATGTTTTGCTATTTCATCGAAAAGAGGCTGGATAGCAGGATTGATATAATCTCGACCCTCTACCCAACCTCCGTTACGAGTTCCATGTCCATACTGTAGAATTACAGCAATCGGAACTCCATTTTGAATGTTTGAATTGCAAAAAGAAAGGGTTACAGACGTGTCAGTTCGAGTAATCTTGTAATACCACGAACTTGCCGTAACCCCACTATCTACCGATGTTGCAGATGCAAGAGCCGCCACTCCTCGCTGTCCGTACTTCTCAAGATTATTGAGGAAGCGAGTGGCTTTAAGCTTCTTCAAATAATTAGTTGTCTTGGAAAAGTCGCCCTTACATCTAAAACTTATCATCGTTATACTCCTTTACAGAAGTTCGTTAACTTTCTTCTGAACAGCGATCGGATCATAGCCAGCCTTCTTCAAAGCGCTAGATCTCTTCGGATCATTACCCCACTTGCCCTGAATTACTTCCTGCGCAAGAACTTTAATAGACTTTTTAGGCGGGTTGGTAAGAAGATCGTTAACTTTTTCACAAACCTTCGCATAGTCATACCCGGCTTTAGTGAGAGCTGTCTTACGAAGAGCGCCGTTGCCCCATACTCCACGAATTACCTCACGAGCAATCGTGTCGAGGGACTTCTTAGCTGCTACATTGACGACTTCGGCAGCTTCGTACTTCGGACGAGCGAAACCACGAACGTAACCCCAGCCTACGTTAATTGTTCTACGACCTACTGCATCTTTGTAATTACCCTCGATGCAAACAATTGTATTGCCGTAAACCTGTTCAACAATGCCGATGTGATCGCTGTTACCGTCATTCGGCTGGGTACTGTCATTCCAATTGAAGAGAATGATATCTCCGACCTGGGGTTTTACCTTACCGTCTTCGATCCAGATGCCCTTCTTCTTAAATATAGCAATGTGCTTTTCGCAGCTTACTTCTGTTCCGATAAGATCGGTCATGCCTGCTTCGATAGCGCATGCAGAAATAAACCCATCACACCACGAATCGGTATACTTAAGTTTGTATTTGCGAGCGAGGGGCTTGTGGGAATTATAGATGTCGACAATTTTCTTGTGCTTGCCGTTAGATTCGCTGTAGCCGATCCAAGAACGAGCTACTTTCAGAATATCGTTTACTGTTTTACTCATTTGGACGCATCCTCCTTATTATTTGTTTTAAACTGACTGATTGTTTGCACGACTTTGTCATAGCCAAGCATCGCACACAGCCAGCTCATGAAAGTGTTCATCACAAGATAGATAATATTTTGACTTGAAAAGTCTAAACCATTCAGAGCAATGTAACTCACACCAACCGCAGCTGATATGAGCACCGCGACAAAACCGGCTAACGTATTAGCCTTATACGACACACCTTGCTCTGTAAAAATCTTCTTAAACGCCTCGGTTGTGAGGCTGGTGAGAGTTGATGTTATGAATAAACCCACGAGAAAAACATCGAGATTTATCATCCTACATCCATCCTTTCTTCGGTTTCTATTTCCTCATATTCGCCTTCGGGATGGACTGCTGGAAAGTCTTCATGAGCACGTTCGCCTCTGTGGTTACTAATAGCGTGCTGAATGGAATTCTTAACCATCCAAATTGCTCCGCCGCACGACAGAGGAATTGCCACATTGCTTCCTATAGACGCCCACATAGAAGTATCATAGCAATTCATTCCGGTCTGATTGCTGAGGATTATAGAACTGATTGTAACCGTCGTTGCTATGACAGACTGATACACGCAATCAAATATCCACAGCGAGACCATCGCTACGATGAATAAATCGGAAAAGTAATTAATTGGGGATCGTTTAAGCTTAGCTAGCCATTTGCCTTCTTTTTTCATATAGGTCACCCCCGACTGTTGTGTTTCTTTCTTCGAGCGGCGTTAAGAGCTCGCTGTTGAGCGAACTGTTCTTTTCTGCTCATTTTCTTAGACGGGGCATTCTTCGCAGAGCATACCCGAATAAGCATAATAAGTTTGTTAAGGTGCCATTTATCGCATTCAAAAGGAATATTTGACGCTATCATCCAGTAATATATAACTTCCGCGGTTACGATCTCACCACTGTTTTTCTTTGTGGATTTATCTTCTTTAACAGTCGTAGCGGTCATAGGTGCGGCTATATAATTCGTAACCTGGTTGATATGGTCTTGCGTAATGTGCGACCATACGACAGGGTCCACATCGGGAGTTAGCGTCATACATTTTATATAATCTTTTGTCTCTTCAACAGTTAATTCCTTTGCTGCGAGAAATGATTTACACCATTTTGATTCCCATTTGGAAATAGACGAAAGAGAATGTTCGAGGTCCAGCGTTACAGACTGAGCCTCGATAAACATCTCATTAGCTTCGTCCCATCCTTCGGGAGCGATTGGTATTATAAGTTGGAGCATGTCTCATGCCTCCAATAGTTTTCGATTTTAGTTGTTGGCAGCAGGAATAGCGTTCGGGATTTTGCCCTGTGCAACTTCCGGATGATTCTTTAGGTATTCCTGAGCCTTATCCGCGAGGTCTTTCGGCATGATTCCGTTTACAAACTCCGCACCTTTCTTATCGTCGGTGGCGAGTTCCATAAAGATAATAGAATATGCCGGATGATACTCAAATTCTCTGGAATACGGAACGCCATTCTCGTCCGTCTTAAGGAAGAGTCGACCATCTGCGCTTCTCTTACCATAGGCCTTAAGAACAACACTCTTAAAGAATTTGATGACTTCATGCTGCTTTTTAGCGGCAACGACAGCCTGGAGCTGTTCCACGAGTCCGCCTTCTGTACCCATCTCCATTTCAAAGATCTCAGCCTTCGTGAGGTTGAAATAGAAGTCCTCAGTACGTTCTACACTGTTGTAGTCTTCATAAGTGATGCTTTTCTTTAACATTGTAATTTTCTCCTTTCAAAATCTCACAACGTGAGTTTTCTGACTATGTCAGTAAATTGGATGGAGGTCGCCAGCTTACCTGAATACGACCTCCGTATAAAAAGAGTGGGGCCTAATTAATAAACATTATTGCTCTAACGGGTCCCCCATGTCGAGATTCACTTCGGCGAAGAGTGCAATAATTTCATCCGGGGTCGGAAGAGTCGGTTCGGAATCCTCGGAACCATAAAGCTTTGCTTCGAGAGCTGCAAGCGCTGAATCGCTGACCTTTGTAGAGTCGATTGTCATGGAAGCAGTGGGCTTGTAGCCTGTAACAGCAACCGGAGTTGTTGTGAGCTCCCAGCTGAATGTGATTGCTTCCGGACTGTCATTCACTGTAGCGTAAGCTTTCTCTGACGGAGCCGCGAGAGCATTCCATACGATGTGAATCTTATAACCGTGATCGTTCTGATCAACATCATTACCGATAAGGGTACGGCATGTGAAGCCGAATGCCTTACGCTTCTGCTGACCGATGTAAACACCCGGCGCAACTTCCGCAGTACCATCACACTCGCCGAAGGATTCCGGATACATATATGCTTCGATAGATGCGCCGAATTCCTCAGCAGAGATGAGGTTGCAGTATTTGATATTGTCTGCATAAATCGGATTGGATTCTGCACCAGACGGAGATTCGTTGTAAGCGGTAAGACCGTTCCATGCCTCGCCATCCTCGTATGTGCCATCGGCAGCCATTCTGTAGAATACGCCGCGGTCCACACCAGTTTCGTACAGCTTTTCGCCAGTTTTATCCCATATAACTCTAGGCATAGTTTAATTCCTCCTTAAATATTAGATATAGATTGTGAACACCCAATGATACAACCCGTCGGCAGTGTAGAATCTGTTAAACTTACACATTGGTAATTTAATCAGCTTTTCTACGAACTCACTTTCGATGTTTGGATCAATGAGTATTAGTTCATACGCGGTATCGTGTTTGTAGACACCGTTGTTTGCATGCGTGCTTTCGATGTTCGAGAGTGAATACCGAATACACGGATACTTCATTTTTGATGAAGAAGGGGGTTGAAAATACGCATATCTGCTTCCGAGAATCCCGCAAAGGGTCTCATGCAATTCAAGCCTGCTCGCCATCGTATTTACCCCCTAACGTCAATATCAGTCGTGGGTGCAACGGTTCGACTGTAGCCACTTCCCAGTTTGCACCCATAAACTCGATATACTTCATCGTATGGAAGTGATTACGGGCGTACTCGTCGGCTACGATGCTGATCTTAGCAGACACAGTCACCGTCCCGTTGGGTGAATCTGATATTTGTAAGTTCCGGTTGTTACTGATTACGTCACCGTAGTAGCTATGTGCTACAACACCAGCCCAAACGCCGGGACGGACTTCCTCGTTAGTCTCGAAGCCGATTTTTCCATGCCATTTATTCATCGTTAATCACTCCATTTTGAATTGTAAGCGCTTACATTTTAGCCCGCAGCTTCAACAACGTCCTCTTCGAGAGCAATAGCAGCACACGGCTTAATGAGAGCACCGGAGAGGCGAGTCTCCATGAGATACTCATAAGTGTTGGTATTGATGTTGAAGTCGTCGAACTTTGTTACTTCGCCGCCCTTTGTAGAACCGAACTGGTAGTCAGAAAGGTTTACAACAAGAGCGAGAAGCTTCTTGGTTTTGCCGTCCGTAGTTGTTCTCGTTACACCCTCAAGCTGCTCAATTTCGTGGATTGCTCCAACATTGAGTGTCTGTGCGAGCTGAGCCTTTGAGTCGTAAATGCGACGGCCGTTGAGATCACGAGCGAGAAGCATCGTGTTAACAAAGCCCGGAGCGCAGTAAAGATCCGGCTGACCAGAACCCTTGAACTTCTCACGAGCGCGAAGATTTGCTTTGATGATTGCTTCAGTTTTGATGAACTCTTCACCGAAGTATGCTCCGGTGTTTGTTCCCTGAAGTTCTGTCTTAGCAGCATCGAAGTCGATTGACTTATGCATTGTATAGAGCTCGTCATCGTTGTAGATAGAGTGGATGTGATTCTCGTGAATCTTATCCGGATCTGCATCGTCTCTGCCGTCACCGACAAGAGCAGCAAGAGCAAGAGTCTCATACATTGCTCTCTTCATGAGACCCCAGATATACATGACGTAATCAAACTCTGTAATGTCGATAATGTCATCGCGATGCGCCTGGTCGCGGACGTAAACAGTCTGCGGATCGAAAGATCTCTTAAGAAGTGAAATGTTGTTCATAAGAGTCTTCTGGTCACCCTTCTTCTGGTAACCCTTAGCTTTGAGCTCAGCAACACGAGCATCTGCCTGGCGTGTGCGGATACGGCTATACGGGCTCTTGTGAATTTTGTTGATTACAGCCATAACCCAGCTCTGGTCCGGTCCAAGAATTTCCGGTGCTCCCGGAGTAAGATTCTTATAATCCGGATAAAGCTCAGTAAGAGCCTCGGTCTCAAAGCCGTGTGCGAGAGTATCGCTGTCGAAGTTGCTCTCTTCTGTGTAGATACGGATAGCATCTTTAAGAGTTGCTACACCGCCTCTGTGCATGAGATCAACGATAGCCTGACCGTCTGCATGAGAGAAAGCTGTTCCTTCCTGGATTTCGTTCTGATCAAATACGTTGTGTTTCATGTCGTCGTCATCTCCTTCGTCATTTACCGGATTCTTCGCAATGTGTTCGACATTCTCAAGAGCCTTACTAAGAACATACGCCATCACATCCTGCTGTTCTTCGTTCATGGTATCGAGAACGTCCTGGATTGTCTTCTCATTTTTTTCTGTCGACACGGGTTTTTCCTCCTTTTTCTCTGTTTTGGGCTCATCATCTGCATGGTTGAGCTCGAGCTCTTCGCCGGTGTAGATGACAGCCTCTTCATCTGATGCCTCACCATGCACGATCACGGATTCAATCGATGCTCCCGGATTGGCTGCGGCAAGTACCAGACTGACTTCTCTGATAGAGCCGTGGATCACGTTAGGACCCTGCTGTTTGAGTTTGTTTGCATAGATGGAAAACGATGAAATGTCCCCATGCTGGACAAGCAATTTTGCCTGTTTGCCGGACTCAGTATCGTTGAACGTAACATACGTATAAACGCCTTCCTCACGGTTCTCAAGCATTGCGTGCCCAAGGACATTATTCGGATCGTTATGCTGATGATTCCATACGACCGGTACTTTCTCGCCATCGTTATGCTGGAAAGCATTCTTGCGAATTATACGTCCGTCGGAGCACAGTATATCGTTCTTCGTTGCCCATCCTGCGCAATCGTAACTACGCATTTTGAATTTCTCCTTCCTCTGTGGATTCTTCACCCTCAACGTTTGCTTGAGGTTTTACTTGGTCTGCCGGTTGACTTATATTACTATTGACAAGCTGGTCCGCTTTCGGATCGTCAGCGGGTTTCATACCGATTTCCTGTCTGACTTCGTTGGAAGTCATGATCTCATTGCGAGTCATCTTATCAGCTATCTCAGCCATATCGCCGACAGGTACGAGTTTAAACGGATCTCTGAAGTATAAGATCTTCTGACCCTGCGTTCGAGCTGTTTTGGACAAGAACTTTCGAGTAAACTCGTCTGCAATAGCCGCAACGATAGGTTCTACAGTTCGACTGTGATAGTTGAGCATCGTTTTATCGTCAGCCGTGCCATCGAGAATCGTTTGAGTCAAGCCTGTCTGACTATAAAGTTGAGTAGTCAGATACTCAATCTGCTTAAGCAGGTTATTCTCGAGTGGTCGATTAAGCTGAGTGATCTTTTCAGTCGCATCTATATAACCGATACCAAGCTCTGAATTCTTGATCTGATCCCATAGATCTTTTCTGCGCCTCTCCGCTTTCTCCCGCTGGAATTCGTTCTTGACCGGATACGGCGTCTGCATAATTAGTTCGAGCTTACCCGAGCCAGCTACTTCGTCGATTGAGTCGAGAAGAGCGAGCTTGCGAACAAGTCGCTTCATGGTTGAGTTAGGCTCATTGATGATCGCAAATAACGGATTTTCAATGATAGCTACCGTCTTCTTA